AGTCGCTCTAGTAAGCTAGGCACAGCAACCAAAAGTAGGTTGTCTATGTATAAACAATTCCTCCCCCTCCCCAAAAAAAGCGGGGCACTGTAGCACGCTTATCCAACTGCAAGGTAGTATTCGTGTATGCCAATGATCACTAGGGCTGAAGCCGCCCGTGCTTTGGGCGTCAGCAAGCAATCCGTGTACAGGGCCGTCAAGGAGGGACGCCTGACATCCAAGGAATGTGCAGACGGCCAGATCCGAGTGAACAGTGAGACGATGTATGAGGAATGGAGAGGGAAGAGCCAGCCTCGGATTGGGGTTGGGCCAAAACCACCAGGAGATGCAGTGAGCAGGCCAGGGCTTCGTAGCCGCGAAGAGCGAATGTCACCTCGTATCACCAAGACGAACGAGGCCATCCCTGACTACGACGAGAGCAGGGCTAGGACTGAGCATCTCAAGGCGGAGCTGCTGGAGCTGGAGCGCAAGCAAAAGGAGGGGCTGCTGGTGCCAGCTGCTGATGTTGAGGCCAAGTGGGTCGAGATCGTGGTGTTGGCCCGCACCAAGATCATGGGTATTCCCACCAAGGCGAAGCAGCGAATACCTGATTTGGATGTGGATGCAATCAGTGTTTTGGATGCGATCGTGAGAGAAACGCTGGAGGATTTGGCCGGAGAGGCGCCGGAGGACGATGAGTAACGTCACTAAGCTGGAAAAAGCAGCGCTGCTGGCGTTTAAGCCGCCAAAGCGGCTTAGTTTGAGCGAATGGGCTAACAATTTTGCGTATTTAAGTGCAGAAAGCAGCGCAGAAGGCGGTAGATGGCATACTTTGCCATACCAAAAGGGAATTATGGATGCAATAACAGATCCAAGGGTAGAGCAAATCACTGTGATGAAATCCGCCCGAGTGGGCTACAGCAAAATCCTAAATCACGTTGCGGCGTATCACATTCATCAGGATCCATGTCCTTTGATGATTGTTCAGCCGACCATCGAGGACGCGCAGGGGTATTCAAAGGAGGAGATCGCGCCGATGCTGCGCGATACGCCGTGCTTGGTGGGCTTGGTGAGTGATGCCAAGGCGAAGGATGGTGCAAACACGATCCTGCAAAAGCAGTTCCCTGGGGGCTCGCTGAGTCTGGTGGGTGCCAACAGCCCGCGTGGCTTCAGGCGTGTGAGCAGAAGGGTGGTGTTATTTGATGAGGTTGATGGCTATCCGGCATCAGCTGGTACGGAGGGCGACCAGATCAAGCTGGGCATCAGGAGGACGGAGTATTACTGGAATCGCAAGATCGTGGCCGGTTCGACGCCAACGATCAAGGATTTCAGCCGTGTGGAGCGGATGTATCTGCAGGGTGATCAGCGCAGGTATTTCGTGCCATGCCCGGACTGCGAGCACATGCAGTATTTGAGATGGGGGAATGTGAAGTGGCGCGACGGCGATCCTGATACTGCTAGCTACTGCTGCGAAAAATGTGGAACTTGGATTCCGCATACCAAGAAGCGGTGGATGGTGGAGCGGGGCGAATGGCGACCTACGGCACCTGGCAATGGCAAGCATGTGTCGTTTCATATCTGGGCGGCATATAGCTACAGCCCGAATGCGACTTGGCCAAATCTGGTGGAGGAGTTCCTGGAGGCAAAGAACGATGCAGAGCAGCTCAAGACGTTTGTAAACACGGTGTTAGGTGAGACGTGGGAGGACGAGTACGCGAGCAAGATTGGCGCTGATGCGCTGGCAGAGCGTGCTGGTAAGGAGAAGTACAAGCAGGGTGTGGTGCCTGCTGAGGTGTTGGCGCTGACGATTGGCTGCGACGTGCAGCACGACAGATTGAGCTTGAGCGTGTGGGGCTGGGGCCGTGAGGAGGAAGGTTGGCTGATTGATCGGATCAAGCTGTATGGCGATCCGACGCGGCCTGAGGCGTGGAACCAACTTGATCAGGTGCTGCAGGCGCCATACAAGGCAGAAGATGGCTCAGAGCGGCGTGTGCTGTGTTGCGCGATTGACTCAGGCTTTAACGCGCATGTGGTGTATCAGTACGCCAAGGAGCGCCAAGCGATGGGCGTGATTGCGGTGAAGGGCATGGCGCAGAAGGGTAAGCCGCCAATTGGCAAGCCAACAAAAGTGGATTTGAACAGCCAAGGCAAGACGGTGAAGCGCGGGGCGCAGGTGTTTCCGGTGGGTGGCGACACAGTGAAGTCGCTGTTGTTTGCGAGGTTGCGGCACAACGACCCTGGCGCCGGGTATCTGCATTTCTTCCCGACGACACCAAGTGATTACTTTGAGGAGTTGACGGCTGAGAAGCAGGTGATGCGTTTCAAGAATGGCTTCCCTGAGCGTCATTGGGTGAAGCGCCCTAATGCGGCGAATGAGGCGGTGGACGAATTGGTGTACGGCTATGCGGCGTTGCATCGGTTGTACATGGTGTATGACAAGCGGACGATCTGGGATCAAATGGAGCGAAAGCTGGAGGGCGAGCAGAAGCCAGCAGAAGAGCGCAAGCAGATGACACCGCAGCGCAAACGGAGCTTTGTTAGTCAGTGGTAAGCAGGTTTAGACTGCGGGCATGAGGATTCCACAGTCAGCTAGGAATGGCGACACCGTGATTTGGCTGGATGAGCCAACGGTGGACGTATTTGGGCAGGCGATTGACGCGACCACCCATACGTTGATTTATTACCTGCGTGCAAACGCCAGCGCAGCAGCGGAGACGTTGACTGGGACGGTGCAAGGCAGTCAGTGGCGATTTACCTGGGTGGTGAATGAAGCGATCACAGCTCCGACCACCTTTTATTGGCAGGCGGTAGCGACCAAGATCAGCGATTCAAGCAAGACGACGCTTGGCAGTGGCTCACTGACCTTGGAGCCCAGCCTTGCTTATACGGGCACTGCTGCTGCTTATGACGGTCGCAGCCAAGCCGAGAAGGATCTGGAGGCCGTACAAAGTGCTATCAGGACGCTGCTTGCTGGTGGTAGCACTAAGGAGTACCGGATTGGTAATCGCAGCATCAAGAGGTATGACTTGGCGGAGCTGCTGCAGCTTGAGGGTAAGTTGAAGGCTGATGTAGCGCGTGAGAAGCAGGCTGAGATGATTGCCAATGGCCTTGGCAATCCACGCAATATGTTCGTTCGATTTAACGCCTGATCATGGGACTCCGCGACCGCATCCGCCACGCATTTGGCTTTGGTGAACCCAAGGCAGGTTCATTGGATCAAGCCGCGCCGCGCAGGTTGAAGCGGACGTATCAGGGTGCAATTATCAGCAGGTTGACGGCTGATTGGCTGGCAACGCAGACGAGCGCTGATGCAGAGATTCGCACCAGTTTGCGGAAGTTGCGGGATCGTTCCCGCGAAATGGTTCGTAACAATCCTTATGCCAAGCAGGCAAAAAGGACAACGCAGATCAATGTGGTTGGCACTGGAGTTGCGTTGCAGGCGCAGGTGATGCTGCTGCGGGGTAATCGCCGTGATGAGCGCATCAATAAGTTGATTGAGGGTAAATGGAAGACATGGTGCCGCAAGGAGCACTGTGATGTTGCTGGGCGATACAGCTTCCACGACTTGGAGTGGCTGGCTGCTGGAGCATTGCCTGAGAGCGGGGAGGCGTTGTTTCGGATTGTGCGGCGGCCATTTGGTGGATCGACTGTGCCGCTGGCATTGCAGATCCTTGAGGCGGACATGCTGGATGAGGAGTATCAAGGCGGCACGCTGGCGGCTGGTAATGAATGGCGTAATGGCGTTGAGGTGAATGAATGGGGGCGTCCGGTGCGTTACGCGATGTTGACGCGGCATCCGGGTGATTACTGGTTCCAGAACGGCAAGCAGCGAAATGAAAAGCATGTATTCCTGCCGGCGGAGGATGTGATTCATTTGTTCCTGCCGGAGCGGCCAGGGCAAAACCGTGGTGTGCCGTGGTTCCATGCGGTGATGGCTGATGCACACCAGCTGCAGGGGTATGAAGAGGCAGCAGTTATTCGGGCAAGGGCCGGTGCCAGCTTGATGGGTTTTATTACGAATAATGAAGGCGAGCTGACGCCGGATGATATTGAGAACAACCAGCGGATCAGCGAGTTTGAGCCTGGGACGTTTAAGTATCTTGCGCCGGGTGAAAACGTGACGGTGCCGAACATCGACTCACCGGATCAGCAGTTTGAGATGTTTGTGCGCAATAAGGTGCGGCGCTTTGCGTCAGGTTTTGGATGTAGCTACGAGACGCTGAGCCGTGATTTCAGCGAGACCAACTACAGCAGCAGCCGGCTAAGCCTGCTGGAGGATCGTGAGCATTGGCGGGTGGTGCAGAACTACCTGATCGAAAATTTCCACATGCGGGTGTACCGCGAGTGGTTGAACTTGGCGGTGCTAGCTGGTGAGCTGCCATTTCAGGACTATGAGCTACGGCCTGAGCGGTACGACAGCCCGAAGTGGTTGACTCGTGGCTGGAGCTGGGTGGATCCGCTTAAGGAAGTCAAGGCATACCGCGAAGCTGAACAGGCGGGCTACATGACCAAGGCGCAGATCATTGCGCAGTCAGGTGGCGGTGACTTTGATGACAATGTGGCTGAACTAGCGCGTGAGCAGAGCGTTGCTGATGCTGCTGGGGTGAGTTTGGACAAGGATCTGCTGGGGGCAATCCCGCCGCCGCAACCCGCTGCTGAGGAGCAACCATGAGCGCGATGCCAACTCAAGGGATGCGCGAGGAGGCGCGTCGTTATCGAGCGTGGAAGGAAGAAGGCCGCAAGGGTGGCACTGAGGTTGCGGCACGGCGTGCCGGGCAGATTTTGAGCGGTGAAGAACTGAGTGACGAGACGATTGTGACGATGAGCGCATGGTTTGCGCGTCATGAGGTGGATAAGCAGGGACAGGGCTTCAGCCCTGGCGAGGAGGGGTATCCATCACCTGGCAGGGTGGCGTGGGCTGCATGGGGTGGTGACCCTGGTAAAGCCTGGGCAGATAGTCTTGTCGCAAAGATGGATCGCACCATGCAAGAGGAACGCCCTTATCCGAATGAACATGCTGCTCGATTGCGTGATCCTGGGCAGTACGACAGCTTTCGTCGTCGCAATAATGCGGCTGGTGAAGGCGTGGACTTCATTTTTGGCATCAAGGAAGGAGAAGAAGGCGCTGAGCTGCAGGCGATCCGTTTCCGTTTGAGCCAGTTCACGGCTGCAGAAGCGCGTCAGTGGTTGCGTGATCGTGACTACGAGCCGATTGAGTTTGAGGAGGCGACTGGCGAGCGTGAGTTGCGTGCAGCGCCTGACGCGCTCAAGGAGGGTGATTTCGTGTCATGGAACAGTTCTGGTGGTACGGCGCGAGGCCGCATCGAGCATGTGATGCGCGAAGGGGTGCTGGGAGTGCCGGAAAGTAGCTTCAGCATCAATGCAACAGCTGATGATCCGGCTGCATTGATTCGTATCTATAGGCAAGACAGCGATAATGAATGGCAGGAAACGGAGACCCTTGTTGGTCATCGCTTCAGTACGTTGACCAAAATTGAGGCATTGAGGTCTATGGACGACAAACGGGATTACAAGGGCAAGTATCAGCGCACTGAAGCGACGCAGTTTCGCGCCGTTGAAGAGCGTGTGATGGAGTTTCCATTCAGCTCGGAGTATCCGGTTGAGCGTTATTTCGGCAAGGAGGTGCTGAGCCATGAGATGGATGCAGCAATCCTTGAGCGGTTAAATGATGGTGCTCCACTCCTGTTTAACCATGATCCCGATCGCGTATTGGGCGTGGTTGAGCGTGCATGGGTTGATGGGAAGAAGAAGCGTGGCTATGCCAAGGTGCGCTTCAGCCGTAGCAAGGCTGCTCAGGAGATCCTTGATGACGTGCGTGACGGGATTCTGCGTGGCGTGAGCTTTGGTTATTCGATTGATGAGATGGAAGAGCGTGGCGGCGCAATGGTCGCCACGCGCTGGTCTCCTTATGAAATCAGCGTTGTCTCTATTCCCGCTGACCCTACGGTGGGTGTGGGACGTTCACTGATTCCCGAGGAAACTATGCAACCCGAGGAGACTAAGATCGAAACTGAAGTCACTGAATCCGTTGAGGAGGAAGTGCGCAGTCAAGCGGTTTCCGCCGCATCACCCGAACCTGAGGTTCAAATGGAAAACAACACCCCTGATGTGGAGGTGATCCGGTCCAAGGCCGCTGAGGCCGAGCGGAGCCGTATCGCCGCCATCAATGCACTGGGCGAAAAGCACCAGCTGCAAGATCTGGCCCGCGAGTTGATCGAAGGTGGTCGCACCCTCGATGAAGCGCGTGCTGCTGTCCTCGACAAACTCGGCCAAGCCCCCATGGAACAACCTATTCGCTCTCAAGATGTGACTCAGAACGATCTGGGTCTCGACAACAAGGAAGTGAAGCGCTTCAGCTTCATGAAGGCCCTTAACTACCTCGCCAACCCCAGCGATGCCGGCGCTCGCCGTGCCGCTGAGTTTGAGATTGAGGTTGGCAAGGCTGCTGCTGCCAAGTACGAGCGCTCTTCTAACGGCATCGTGGTGCCGAACGAGGTGCTGCGTCGTGATCTGGTGGTGGACATCCCTGCCTCTGGCGGCAACCTGGTGGCTGATGAGCTGCTGGCTGGTTCGTTCATCGACCTGCTGCGCAACCGTCTGGCCATTGCGCAGGCTGGCGTGACCATGCTGACCGGGCTGCAGGGCAACATCTCGATCCCTCGTCAGAGCAGCGCTGCTACTGCTTACTGGGTTGGTGAGAATGTTGCTCCGACCGAATCGCAGCAAGCGATTGATCAGGTCAACATGACCCCCAAGACTGTTGCCGCTTTTGTGGACTACAGCCGTCGTCTGCTGCTCCAGTCGAGCATCGACGTTGAGGGCATGATCCGCAATGACCTGGCTCGTGTGATCGCCCTGGAAGTTGACCGTGCTGCCATCTATGGCACCGGCTCCAGCAACCAGCCTCTGGGCCTGATCAACACCACCGGCATCGGCACCGAGACCCTGACCAACGCTGGCACTTTCACCCAGCTGATTGCGATGGAGACCGATGTGGCTGTTGCGAACGCTGATGTGGGTTCGCTGCGGTACATCATGAATGCCACTGCTCGTGGCCTTCTGAAGTCCACCAGCAAGGCTGGCACCGAGGCTTCGTTTGTGTGGGAGAACAATGAGGTCAACGGTTATCCGGTGATCGTCTCCAACCAGCTCGCCAGCAACGATGCTCTGTTTGGTGATTTCAGCCAGATGGTGATGGGCATGTGGTCCGGTCTGGACCTGATGGTTGATCCTTATGCTGGTGCCACTGCTGGCACCGTGCGTGTGATCGCCCACCAGGATCTGGACGTGGCTGTGAAGCAGCCCGGCGCCTTCTGCTATGGCACCTGATCATGAAGGTTGAGATCCTGCGTTCCGTCATGGTCTCTGGGGAGCCGGTTGCGGCCGGCTCCTTCCTTGACCTTGATGATTCGGTTGCTCATCTTTTGATCGGCATGGGCAAGGCTGCGATTGCAGCTGAGGCCCCTGCCACTCCTGCTGAACCTGATCCAGCCCCAGTGGTTGAATCTGAAGCAGAACCCGCGAAGCCCGCCCGCAGGGCTCGCACCACCGCCCCTGCTACCAAGGACTGATCCATGTCTATTCTTTCGACCGGGCTGGAAAAACTCCAGCACTTTGCTCTGGCTCCTACGGCTGAGCGCACCTCCAACCTGAATGGCACTGCTGTTGACATGAATGACTACGAGGGCGACCTTGTAATCATTCTTGATGTCGAGGCTGGTGGCACCTCGACTCTGGATGTCAAAATCCAGTCGAGCGACACTTCTGGCGGTAGCTATGGCGATGTCACTACTGTGTTTAGCCGTGGTGGCACTGAGCAGGCTTCTGCCGCCGTTGCCTTTGCCCAAGTGAGCACCTCTGCTTCCAAGCAGTATCTGGTGTTCCCTAAGGGTGCTGCCAAGCGTTGGATCAAGGCTGTGTCTACCACCAGCACCTCCACTCATACCTACTCCATTAATGGCGTGGGCGTGAAGAAGTACGCCTGATTCTGGCTGTATCTGACCAAGCCCTTGGGTTTTACCCAAGGGCTTTTGCTTTGCCGAGTTAGCATGGCGTCATGGCATTCAGCGAAGACCTGGATCTGTTTTTGGCCGACTTCGGGGTGCCAGTCAGCTCTGGTGCCGTCAGTGGTCTTGGCATTTTGGATATGCCAAGTGAGATTGTTGCTGATGGCGTCGTCTTGACAACCGATTACAAGGTGACAGTAAAAACTTCGCAGTTCGGTGGCTTGATTTACGGCGCAGCGGTAACGGTGGACGGAGTGAATTATCAGGTACGTGAAGCCATGAAGGTAGATGATGGCAGCTTCACAGAGCTGATGCTGATTCGTGTGCCGCCTGAAAGTGCAGCGCCGGGGCAAGATCCGCGTGTGTTTGGTCTTAACGATCTCACTGATGTAAATATCACCAATGCTCAGCAAGGCGACTTGCTGGTGCATAACGGGACAGAATGGGTGGATACACCAGAAGTTGATGGTGGAGGTGCGAGCTGATGGCAACAACTCGGCAGCGGATCAAGCTACGCCGTGATACGGCAGCGAACTGGACCGCTGCTAATCCTGTCTTAGCCGCTGGTGAGGTTGGATATGAAAGCGATACAAAGCAAGTCAAGGTTGGCGATGGCAGCAGTGCATGGAGTGCGCTGACCTATGCGCCATGGAATCAAGACCCGATTCTTCAGTCGATTCAATTGCTGACCAGTGGCGGCAACGTTGATAATCCTGGTGAGCTGGCTTGGAATGCCGATGAGGGCACACTTGAGCTTGGAAAACTTGGTGGAATTAGTAATTACATCGGCCAAGAGACAATGCTCTTGTGTCGAAATAACAGCAACTCGGTTGCCATTCCCAAGGGCACCGCTGTCCGCTTTGCTGGTTCGGTTGGCAATAGCGGTCGCTTAAAAGTTGCCCCAATGGTTGCCGATGGCTCGCTGCCCGGTTATGTGTTTTTTGGCGTAACTGATCAGATTATTGCGGGCGGCGCTGATGGCTATGTCACTGTTTTTGGCAAGATTCGTGGCATCAATACTTCTGCGTATCAAGATGGTGACATTCTTTGGTGTAATCCAGCCGTTGCGGGCGGATTCACTACGACGGAGCCAGAAGCGCCAAATCTAAAGCTGGCGGTTGCGGCTGTAATCAATGCAGCAAATAATGGCTCTATTTTTGTTAGATGGGCAACGGGATCAAGGCTTTCAGATTTGCATGATGTTGAAGCGGCAAATCCTTCTAATGGGAATGTTTTAGCATATAACTCTGCCAATGGTAGGTGGCAGTCTTCATCTGTGCCAGGTGCTTCTACATCTCTTCAGGCTCTTACCGATGTAGATGTATCTGCAAAAGTTAATCAAAGTTTATTGATTTATGATTCAACGGCTAACAAATGGATTGGTGGACCATCCACTACAATCTTTGAAGTGACGGATGGTGGAAATTTTTAGGCTTTATCCTGTAAGCCCCCTAGAATCGAAACACTGTTAAGGCTGTAGCTTCATGGCCAACACCCTGCGGATTAAGCGCCGCGTCAGCGGCGCCACTGGCGCCCCAGCTGGACTGAAAAACGCCGAGTTGGCCTTCAATGAGGTTGACAACATCCTCTACTACGGCAAGGGTGCTGACGGCAACGGCGATGCCACCACCATTCCGGCGATTGCCGGCGATGGCGCTTTTGTCAGTCTGACCGGCAACCAAACCATCAGCGGCACCAAAACCATCACGGGCACGCTGGCACTCGGCAGCGCCACCCTTAGCGGTAACGCCACTTTCAGCAATAACCTGACTGTTACCGGCGACTTCACCGTCAACGGCACGACCACCACAATCAACAGCACCACAGTCACCACAGACGACAAGAACATCGTCTTGGCCGACACCGCCTCTCCCTCCGATGCTGCTGCCGACGGCGGCGGTATCACGCTGAAGGGCACCACTGACAAGACCTTCAACTGGGTTGACGCCACCGACGCCTGGACCTCCAGCGAGCACCTGAACCTGCTCACCGGCAAGGCGTACTACATCAACGGCTCCAGCGTTCTGAGCAGCACCACGCTGGGTAGTGGCGTTACCGGCTCCAGCCTGACCTCGGTGGGCACTATCGGCACCGGCACCTGGCAAGGCACCACGATTGGCACCGGCTACGGCGGCACTGGCCAGACCACCTACACCGACGGCCAACTGCTGATTGGCAACACCGCCGGTGGGCTGACCAAGGCGACGCTGACCGCTGGCACCGGAGTGTCGATCACCAACGGCAACGGCTCGATCACCATCAACAGCACCGGCACCAGCTACACAGCAGGTGACGGCCTCGATCTGGTTGGATCTGAGTTCAGCCTTGACCTCAAGGCCAACGGCGGCTTGGTTATCGAGACCACTGAGCTGGCATTGGATCTTGGCGCTTCTAGCATTACCGGCACTCTTGCCGTAGGTGATGGCGGCACCGGCCAGACCACCTACACCGACGGCCAACTGCTGATCGGCAACACCGCTGGCGGGCTAACTAAGGCAACACTGACGGCTGGCACCAATGTTTCGATCACCAATGGCAATGGTGCCATCACCATTAATGCCACCGATACCAACACCACCTATACCGCTGGCGACGGCCTAGACCTAAGCGTCGGCAACGAGTTTTCGCTGGACATTAGAAGTGGTCGCGGCCTTGTCATTACCAGCACCGAGCTGGACCTTGATGATGACCTAGCCACCTTGGCCGGGATGCAGACAGGTGCTGCCACGGCGCTCGCGCTGCTTACTTCTACGGAAGTTGCAGTAATTGATGGCAGCACCACTGCCACTGCTACCACGCTGGCGCAAGCAGACCGCATGGTGATCAACGACAACGGCACGATGGTGCAGGTGGCACTATCGGACCTAGTGACATTCCTTGAGGATGGCACCGCCTCCGGTTTCGATATTGACGGAGGCACTTTCTAACTGTTCCCGCCCCGTCGCTACGGGGCTTCAACCCTGCTACATAGCAACCAAAGGGGAGCCACATGGCAAACACCATCAAGATCAAACGCAGCGCCGTACAAGGCGCAGTGCCAACCACCGGCCAACTGGAGTTGGGTGAGCTGGCGCTCAACACCTACGACGGCAAGCTCTACACCAAGAAGGACGACGGCACCGCCAGCATCGTTGAGCTATCGGGCGGCGGCGGAGGTGTCTCTGATGGTGATAAAGGCGACATCACCGTCAGCGGCAGTGGCTCAACTTGGACCATTGACAGCGGCGTAGTCACCAGCGCCAAGATCGCGGATGGCACCATTGTCGATGGCGACATCAGCGCCAGTGCCGAGATCGCGGTCAGCAAGTTGGCAGATGGTGCTGCCCGACAACTGCTCCAGACCGATGCGGCTGGCACTGGAGTGGAGTGGACGAGCAACGTCGACATCCCAGGCACGCTGGATGTCACCAGTGCTGCGACGTTTGACAGCACGATCAGTTTCCCGCTGGGCACTGCCGCACTGCCCTCGATTTATCCCGGTACAGATACCAACACCGGCTTCTGGAGCCCCGCCGCCGACACGCTTGCAGCTAGCACTGGTGGCACCGAACGCCTCCGCATCGACAGCTCGGGCAGGATGGGGATTGGGACAACAAATAGCGCAGAAACTTTTTGGGGAATTACACCTAAAGTAAAAATTGAAGGTCCTGACTATAACAACTCTAGCCTGGCAATCATTAGTAATGATGCTAGCAACGAACCGGCATATTTATTCCTTGGCTATGCAAAAAGCAATGCAGTAGGATCAACAACAATTGTTGCTAGCGGTGATTGGCTGGGTGCAATCGCCTTTCAAGGTGCAGATGGAACAGATAGAAACTCAACCGCAGCAGCAATAATTGGTCAAGTAGATGGCACCCCTGGCGTTAATGACATGCCAGGTCGCCTGGTCTTTTACACCACCGCTGATGGAGCAAGCAGCCCAGTTGAGCGGATGCGGATTGACAGCTCGGGCAGGATGGGGATTGGAACCAGCTCACCCGGTTCCACCCTTGACGTAAAAGGCACCGTACGCCTGTCGGGCTCGACATCTGGCTATGTCGGCCTATCGCCTGCAGCAGCGGCTGGCTCCACCACCTACACCCTGCCGGCAACGGACGGCACCGACGGACAGCAGCTAACAACCAACGGCTCTGGCACATTGAGTTGGGCAGCAGCCGGCAGTATGTCGCTACTTGCCACCAATACCTATACAACCGTCGGAACTGACACCTGGACTAAGCCATCCGGCGCACAACTGGTGCTGGTGATTGCTATTGGCGCCGGCGGCGGTGGTGCATCGGGCGGTGCATCGGCCAACGTTGGCTATGGCGGTGCTGGCGGCGGCGCTGCCGGCGCAGTGGTGCAACGCACACTTCCGGCATCCATCCTTGGCGCAACGGAGACCATCACCGTCGGTGCCAAAGGCACGGGCGGGGCTTCTAGAACCTTTACCGCAGCAGGTTCCAACGGCGGCACCGTTAGCGATCCTGGCGTGGCTGGCGGTGATAGCAAGTTTGGAGCATGGCTGACTGCCGAAGGCGGAGCGGGCGGCACGGTCAACACAGCTAACAACGCTGTTGGTGGCGGCGGAATTGGTGCTCAAGTCATTGCTGGTTACACCATTCCTATCGAGGTTGGCGGCAATGGCGGTAACGGTGCCGCCACGGACAACAGCCCGACAACGGGCGCCGCTCCAACTGCCACGGTGTTCATGTCATCCGGCGGCGGCGCAGGTGGTGGCGTCGGTGCTGCAGCGACAGCCGTAAACGCCACGGCAGGCGCTGATGCCGGTGCTTTATCCGGTGGTACGGCCGGCACCAGCTCAACAACCAACGGCAACGCCACCGATGGTGGCGACGGCTCTGTCAATGCCGCTGGAACCCAGGCATCAGGTGGCGGCGGCGGCGGTAACTGCGCCACATCCTCAGGCAGTGCAACGGCTGGCGCTGGCGGCAATGCCGGCGGCGTTGGGGCTGGCGGCGGTGGAGGAGGCGGCGCTCGCGTGGCCACCACTTCCGGCAACGTCGCCACGTCCGGCAAAGGCGGCGACGGCGGCGACGGCAAAGTTATTGTTTACACCTACGGTTAATCACCATGACCACCACTACTTACACCTGGCGCATAGCGCAACTAGAGCGCGAAACCGCCGATGGCTACGTTTACACGGCTCACTACACCGTTGATGCCACTGATGACACCTATCGTGCGGGCGCCTATGGCTCTATTGGCTTGGAGCGCCCGGAAGGGGAACTGATTCCCTTCGCTGACTTGACCGAGGAGCTCGTGATCGGCTGGGTGCAAGCCAAACTCGGAGGCGAAGAAAAAGTCACCGAAATCCATGCAGCCTTGCAGGCTCAACTTGATGAGCAGCGTGCCCCATCCAAAGCCCAAGGTTTGCCGTGGGGAAATGAGCAAGTTCAAGCCCCTAGCCAAGGCGGCACCTTCATAGCCGACGATCCCGCCACGCCTGACGTGAACGAAGCGTGAGTTGCTCAGTAGTTGCAGTGCCTACGCGCCGCGCTTACTAAAGGCACCGTTGCCCATGGCCCGGCAGCGGCGGCTTGTTAAAGGCTGGGGTTTTTAGATGCACTCATCAATCTCGCTGCCGCCAGTCATCGGGCGTATCACGTCGAAAAAAGTCTGCAATTTGATCGGGTGACTCAAAGCGCCTGACGCCTTTGGCTTCATCGCCTACGCCACCCAAGTCAAGTCGATTCAAAAAGTCATCAACATCACCATCCTGCATGTCAGGATTTTGCGCTCGCCGTTGCGCTTGGCGCAGCATCGTCGCTGCAGTGCGATTGACTTCACCAAGTTTGTTCGCCCAGATGCGGTCAGCTAATTCAACCGACTGGCCTGTTGCGATGCGTGCGCAGATGAATTCCAGCCGCAGGCGGTACTTAGTTGACAGCATCGCCACACCACAGATGGTTCAACGATAACCAGATCGCTAAGGTGTAACCATGGATCCATATACCCGCGAAAACTGGCTCAAGGTCAAGGAGGCCTTGGAGCGTGCCGGCAAGACCGACTGCTATTACTACAAGCGTGCTGTTGCGATACTGACAAGGGGCTACGACCCAGGACCGCCGGGATTCATCAATGACAAGTAAACGCGAACAGATCATGAGCGCAATAGCGACTGCGCTTGTGGGCACCACTGGCGTTAGTACCAGGATTTACCGCAGTCGCGTCGAGCCAATGGCGCGTGGAGAGACGCCTGCGATCGTGATCGAACCTGCAACGATCACGTATGAGCAAAACACCAGTCTGCCAAAGCTGGATGCCACACTCAGGGTGCGAGTGGTTGTGATTGTGCGTGGCGCAGTGCCTGATCAGCTTGCAGACCCAACAATTGTCAATATGCACAGCAAGCTGATGGCAGATCTGACGTTGGGTGGTTTGGCAATTGACATCCAACCAGCGCTGACGACTTTCAACATGGTCGAGGCTGACCAGCCAGCTGGAGTAATCTCTTGTGAGTACGACGTGCTTTATCGCACGCAAGTTGGAGACTTGACCGCATGACATCACGACAGCGTAAGGAGTATCAAGCCCCTGAGCCTATTGTTGTAGATGCGTACCAAGGGCAAGGTGGCTCGTACATCCTTGACTCCGCAACCGGCGTTCGCACCTTGGTGCAGCGCACTTTGCCCCCGGAAATGGCGGGGGAACCTGAAATCCAAGAGGTAATTTCCGATGCCACTTCTGACACGCAAACGCCTGATCCTGGCGGAGACTGAGGGAACCTACGGTTCTGATCCTGGCCCTGATGGCGCTGATGCCATCCTGGTGCGTGATCTGAGCATCACCCCTCAGCAGAGCGATGTGGTGAACCGCGACTTGGTGCGTCCTTACTTGGGCGCATCTGAGCAGCTGCTAGCCAACACTCGCGTTGAATGCACCTTCAGCGTGGAACTGGCCGGCAGCGGCACTGCTGGCACGGCACCGCGCTTCGGCAAGGTGCTGAAGGCATGTGCCTTGGCTGAGACAACGGTCTCCCCTGCGGTGACCGGAACTGCTGCGGCTGGTGCCTCCAACAGCATCACACTGGCTGCCGGTGCTAGCGCCACCAACGACTTCTACAACGGCCAAGTAATTCGCATCACTGGCGGCCTTGGCGCCGGCTCAGTGTTCCTGATTACTGATTACATCGGTTCGACGAAGGTCGCCACGCTGCGTCCCATTGGTGCTGCGGTGACGCTGGACAACACCAGTGTTTACAGCATTGACGCTCATGTGGTCTACACCCCGGTGAGCGCCACGTTTGGCTCGGTGACGATTCATTACAACATTGACGGTGTGCTGCATAAGCTCACTGGTTGCCGTGGAACGTTCTCGATTAACACTGCTGTTGGCGAAATCCCGACTATCGACTTCACGATGACCGGGGTTTACAACGCTCCGACCGACACTGCTGCTCCAGCTGTCACCTACGCCGACCAAGCCACGCCTCGGATCTTCAAGGCTGGCAACAGCGGTGCGTTTACCCTGCTGAATTACAGCGGCTGTCTCCAGTCCGTTTCAATGGATGTGGGCAACAGCACGGTGTACCGCGAGCTGGTGGGCTGCACCAAGGAAGTGCTGATCACTGATCGCGCCACCACTGGCACGGTCGTGATTGAGGCGCCGACTATTGCGGAGAAGGATTACTTCACTGCTGCGCTGACTGATGGCACCCTGGGCGAGCTGTCGTTCATCCATGGCACCACTGGTGGCAACATCGTGGCGCTGCAGTCCACTCGCGTGGACATCGGTGACCCCAGCTACCAAGACCAAGATGGCATCCACATGCTGTCGCTGCCGTACACGGCGATTCCGAGCACCAGCGGCAACGACGAGTTCCGCTTGGTCTTCGCCTAAGCTCAACCCGTCCCCTGCCTTGGCCGCCCTCCTGGGGGCGGCTTTTTTATTTGGCGGTATGCTATTTGCAGTCCATTAACTCTCATGGCTTTTATCCGAAAGAAGGTGAAGACCTTCAAGTGGCCCGTCACGGTGGAAGAACCCACTGATGGCGGGACTTTTGATTCCAGCACTTTTGACGCTACGTTCAAGCGCTTGGGGCGCAGTGAGTTTGCCAAGCTGAGCGAGAAGGGCGATCTGCAGATGCTGCAGGCGGTACTTGTCGGCTGGGATGGCATTGATGATGAGGATGGCAAGCCCATTCCGTTCTCCCAAGCAACGCTTAAGGAGTTTGCTGATGATCCGTACTGGATCCGTGGCGTCCTGAAGGCTTACACCGAGACCTTTAACGCGGCACGCGAGGGAAACTAAAGGATGCTGCGATCTACTGGGCAGGTGGAGCGCAGCAGGTGGAAGACAAGACAGATGACGACGCCAAAGCATTTGGTTTGATCCTGCCCAAGGAGAAGAAGCCCTCTGAGCCTGAGGGCTTCGTGGTATGGGACGAAAACTGGGAAGCGGTGATGATGTTCCTACGTATGGGTACGCAGTGGCAGGTGAGCATGGCTGGTTATACGGGTATGAAGTATGAGGTGTTGCTAGGTGCCGGAGGGATGTTTGAGCTTTATGATGTCAAGGACCGGCGCGGCATGTTGGAAGACCTGCAGATCATGGAGACCGCCGCCCTAGCTGAGCTGCACAAGGAGAAGGCCAATGGCTAGGAACCGGATTGAAGAGCTGCTGGTTGAGCTGAAGTTCCAGGGCGGGGAAGAGCTTAAGAAGATTTCTAGTGGGTTTCGGGAGCTGGCAAGAGCGACTGCACTTACCGATCCCCAGATTGAGAGTGCCCGCAGAAAGATCAATGACTATGCTAAAAGCCTTGGCAATAGTGAGCAAGCATTAAAGGGTCAAATTCAGGCTCTTCAAAATCTTCGGACTCAGGCAACTGTTGGAGGCAATGTTTATGCACAGCTTGCTAATGATGTAACCCGGCTCAGCAAGACGCTGAAGGGGTTGGAGGAGGATTACAAGGCAGTTGGGCGTGCTGCTGAACAAACCGATAGGCAGATCGCCAATCAATTTCCTGCCCGTCGTGCCGAAGCATTTCGCGTACAAATTGCCGCGCTGCGACGTGAACTTGATGGTTTAAGTGTTAGCTCCACCGCATATGGTGACAAGCTAACTGAGATCACAATCAGGGAAGCAGCATTTGGGCGTGCTCGCGCACGTCAAGGTGTAATTGCTGGCGCACAGGCAGTTGGCGCACCATTGATTGGTGCGATGATGCCAGAGCAGGAATTGCCAAATACGACGGCAGCATTACGATTGCAAATTACTGAACTGCAGAATAACCTTGAAAATCTTGATCGAGCAAGTGAAGACTATGTAAGCACTGCGCGTCAGATTAGCAATCTTCAAGAAGAATTATCCCGCAACATTATTGGCACTGCGACCAGCTATGACCGGCTGGCCGCCGCAGAAAATGCAGCGATTCGACGGGCTGAGAAGATCAAAAAAATTCAAGAGTATTACCGCACGCAGGGACCAACTGCCCCTGGCGTAGGTGGATTTAGAGATCCTGCGACAGGGGCGATGATTGCTCGCGGCACTGTTGCTGGAAGGCAGCCAGTGCCAATCCAGCAGCCAATGCTGGAGATCAGCGGGCTGTTTCAACAGATTGGGCAGATCGGCTTACAGCCTGTCATCAGCCAGATCGAGCTGATGGGCAAGAGCTATCAAGACGTGGCCCAAGATATTCGTAATGCAACTGCTGCATCAAATGGCAGTGTGCAGAGCCTGCAGGCACAACGCGGTGCGTGGCAAGGCTTGCTTGCGCAGTTGAATCCATCAAGCAAGGCATACCGCGAGATTAGTAAAGAGCTGGAGCGCGTCGATCGCCAACTTGATCGCGTGCAGCAACGCCGCCGTCGCATGAGCGCCATGGAGGCGACACAGGCTGCTGGCGCTGTCATCAGTGGCGGCATCTTTGGTGGGCCTGAAGGCGCCATTGGCGGTGGTATTGGTGCCGTAGTTGGCGGCGTCCCAGGTGCCTTTGCTGGTGCTGCGATTGGTGCGCAGGTTGGAATGATTCGACAGGCAATCGGCTCCTATGCCGAAATGTCTGCCGAAATCAATCGCCTACGCCAAGGCTTGGCTGCCTCAAGTAATAATTTTACTGAGTTCACCCAACTGGTTCGGATAACTGAGGAATCATCGAAGCGTCTGCTTATCCCGCTTGCTGATTCTTATCGAATCATGGCCCAGCTTCGGGCTAACACGGTTGAACTTGGATATTCGCTTGAAGATACCAAGATGCTATTTGAGGGCACTGCTACGGCTGTGTTCCAAACGGGTGGCAATCTTAATGATGTACAGGGCGCGATGCGTGCCATCGTGCAGGTGCTCTCCAAAGGGCGGCCTCAAGCAGAAGAAATTCGCTCGCAGTTGGGTGAAAGATTGCCTGGCGCAATTATTAAATTTGCCCAAGAGACTGGACGCAGCACTGAAGAACTGGAGCAAGCCTTTAAAGACAGCGAAGTAACCGTTGATGAGTTTTTCAAATTTGCTAAACGCAACTTTAAGGACGGCGAAAAGTATTACGACAGTCTTGCCACTAGCGCTGAATTTGCTGGCCGTCGCTATGAAAAAGCATTAGAGATAGTTCAGGTAAACATTGGCCGCACGTTTGAGTCTACTGGCGCTATTGTGCAAGATACCACTGCCGCTATTTTGGAAGATATTAACTCATTGGGTAGCGCAATGATGGATCTAGGGTTAATACAAAGCCCATCATATTATTTTGAGCAACTGCTTACTGGGGCGTTGAAAGTAGAAGAAGCCGAGAAAAGAGTTGCCAGGCTAAGAGCTGCAACCAAAGAATTTGATTTTTCATTCGGATTGAGAACACTTTTGGGGACGGATCCAGGGCCTGAGTTGAAGGCACTTGAAGATGCGCTCAAGAGGTTGCGTAAATTCCAGCAAGGGGTAAAAGAGCGAGATCCGGCAATAGAGAAAGAAAAAGAAGATCGAGCCAAAGAGCAACGTGCGCAATCATTCCTGCAGGCCATTGAACAGCGCGAGAATGCTATTGCGCAAGCCCGCATTCAACTTGAGGAGCAAGCCCAGGAAATCCGCAAGCAGGCTGTTGAGCAAACCAAACAATTAGAGGAGCGGTTTGCGCAGCAACGTCTAAGCAAGGAGCGCGAAATTGCACAAGCCAGGCGCGAACTTGCAGGCGTGCAACAAGATATTGGGTTTGAACTTAGCGCGGTGCGTGCTGCTGCCACTGGTGGCGATCCTGAAATAGTGCGTATTCAACAGCGAATTACAGAAGCGGCACGTCAGCGCAACGAAGAGCGCATTCAACTTGAGCAAACTTTATTGGATGAGCAAACCGAAAGGACAAAAGCAATTGAAGAATTAAAAATTAACACTTCAACGGCCATCAATGAAGCCAATCTTCGCTATGCCAAAACGATTGGAGACGCGCAGCGTGAATATGCACGCGCAGTTGCAAAAATTATTGAAGAGGGGACCGGAAGAGCCGGCAAACGGCTTGAAGCGGCCGGACGGCTGGCATCGGCTTACATTGATCGAGCTACCGCAAAGCAAGCCTTTACTGCGGCAACAGGCGCTTCGATTATCGCCTCAGGTAAAGGGTATCAAGTCGCGGAAGATGTTTTTAGTGCTGCTGACCTTCTTGAGGCTGCCAAGCGGGTAAGCCCGGCTGCGTTGACAGCGGCTAGAGATTTTATTAAGGCTACAGAAGCTATTCAAAATGCTGACAAAGCACTGGCTTCCTTGCCAACTGCCACAGGAATTGCCGGTCCGGCAATCAGCAGTATAAATGTAAATATAGATGACTTGATTCAAACCGTGTCCCGCGCCAATAAAGCGCTTGGCAGTCTAAGTGATAAATCAAAGGCAGTTTTTGAAAAACTTGGGCAGGCAAAATTTGCCCAGCAGTTTGTAAATGAAAGCGCTCAAGCAATGCAGGGCATTCTTGGGCTTCGGGAAAGCCTGCAATCGGAGTACGATAAAATTATTGGAGTATTTTCGTTGCGGCGTGAAGGCAAGCGAGGTGATTTCGCTGAACGATTTTACGAAATTCAGCAATCTTTTGAAAGCGCACTTGCTGGACTAGACGCGGCATATGAAAAAGCGGCGGCCTTGGTAGATCCCAAGGACTTGGCCGGATTGGAAGAATTTTACAAGAATCTGAAAGATTCTTTGTTTAGCGCCCAAGCTGCTGCCATAGGATTTGCTGAAGCACTTACAAATATCCCCGCCAACATTCAAATTGGCATTGCAATTGAAAACATTAAAGATCAGCTGGCAGAGCTTTCTGATCCAGCTAAGCAAATAATCAACGCCGCCACCGCCATTGGTGATGCGTTCTCCAATTCATTTAAGGGCTTGATCACTGGCGCCACCAGCGCACGCGAAGCACTAGCGGGCTTCTTCAGCAGCGTGGCAGATTACTTTGCTGACATGGCGGCCCGGATGATTGCCGAGTGGATCAAGCTGGCGATTCTGAATACAATCTTCAGGATTTTTAATCCCACTGCCGGCGCGGGGCTTTCTGATTTGTCTGCCCCAGCAACAATCAACAACCCACTAGGCGTTTTGAACGCCAACGGCAACGCCTTCGCCCAAAACGGCATTGTCCCCTACGCCAAGGGCGGCATCGTCAATAGGCCAACGATGTTTAAGTTTGCCCGTGGTGGCACCATGCAAACCGGCCTCATGGGCGAGGCTGGCCCTGAAGCGATCATGCCACTTAAGCGCGGCGCCGATGGCAAGCTCGGTGTTGCCGCCACAGGTGGCGGTAGTGGTGTAACGGTCAACGTTTCAGTAGACGCCAAGGGTACACAGGTACAGGGTGACCCAGGCCAAGGCGCAGCACTGGGACGTGTTATTGCTGGCGCTGTTCAGGCTGAGTTGATCAAACAGCAACGCCCTGGTGGGCTGCTGGCAAACACAAGGTAAGACATGCCAACATTCACCTACGTTCCTGACTTCCCGGCACAAGAGAGCACCACACCTCGTGTCAGCCGGCTTGCCTATCCAAACTATGAACAGCGCACCACCTTTGGTCTGAATCCACTGCAGGACTCCTGGAGCCTGACTTTCAGCGGACGCACGGCAGCTGATCGTGATGGTATTTACTCTTTCCTACAGGCTCGTGCTGGCACTGAGCCATTTCAATGGGAAACACCGTTTGGGGAGACTGGCAGCTTTATCTGCTCTTCATGGAGCACCACTCTTGATTCGTGTGATTACAGCACAATTGCCGCCACATTTGAAGTGCAATACGTGCCGGCCGGGCCAAACCTGACGCTGCCTGCCGCGCCAGCAGTTGCGTTTTCGTACAAGCCTGAATTTTCTGCACAGCAATCTTTTGATAGTCGGGCACGAGTTACTGCATTTGGCGATGGCTACCGCCAGCGTGTTGTATTTGGCCTGCAGCCACAAGAAGAAGCATGGAGATTGTCGTTTCAAAATCGAACCAATGCCGAGCGTGGTCAGATACGCGATTACCTACGTGGCGCCAAAGGTGTTACAGCATTTGCTTGGACGGACCCAAGAAGTGGGCAAGCGGCTAGGTTTGTTTGCGACGAGTGGAGCATTGAATATGTAAACTTCAACAACAGCAACATTGACGCGACATTCCGCAGGGTATTTGAGCCATGAGCGTTCCCGTTTCAGATCTTCAAGCCATTGCACCCAGTTCAATCATCGAACTGTTTGTACTGGAGCTGAATACTACGCAGCATGGCACAAATGATGTGTACCGTTTTCATGCAGGCAGCAACCTAAACAGCAACGGCGAAGTCGTCTGGGCAGGTGATACTTATCTGCGGTTTCCCGTTGAAGCAGAAGGATTTGAATACAGCGGCAACGGTCAACTGCCGCGTCCGAAAATCCGCGTGTCCAACATTTTTGGCACCATTACAGCGTTGATACTGAGTTTACCGGATGGCCTTGAAGGCGCAAAAATGACGCGCATCAGGACGCTGGCAAAATATCTCGATGCTGCCAACTTCCCTAGCGGCAATCCAACAGCAGATTCAACAGCTGAGTTTCCACGTGAAATCTTTTATGTGGATCGCAAATCAGCCGAAACACGCGATTTCGTTGAGTATGAACTGGCCGCCGTATTTGATCTTGCTGGCATCAGGGCACCAAAGCGGCAGTGCATCGCCAACATTTGCCAGTGGCAATATAAATCTACAGAGTGCGGATACGCTGGCACTGCGTATTTTGATGCTAACGATAACCCTGTAACAAGTTCTGCCAATGATGTTTGCGGTAAGCGACTGAGCAGCTGCCAAGCGCGATTCAAGAGTTTTACGGTGAATGGCTCAGTCACCTCCGGCAGCAATCAACTGGTTTTGACGCAATCAGTAATAGTCGGATCCGGCGAGGCAGTGTCTGGATTTGGCATCCCCGCCGGAACAACGGTGTCATCTATATCTGGTTTGACCGTAACAATGAGTGCAAATGCCACTGCCACAACCAATGCGTCCAAGACAGGAACAATTCAAACAAACACTACTGAGCTGGTTTTAGTAAACTCAACCGGCCTTGCTCCAGGCATGGCGATTAGCGGACCAAACCTTGCAGATGGGACAACAATCGCCGCAATTAGTGGGTCCACGATAACGCTTAATCAACCTGCAATTCGCAACTACACGTTATTTACAACGCAAACCGGCTCAATAATAACAAATATACCTTCCCCTCCAAACAGAATAATAAATTTGACAACAACAGGCCTCACTGTTGGCATGTCCGTAATGGGACCAGAATTGCCCACGGATTATTCCGTAAAAATAACTTCTATCGGAACAGATTACGTTAATTTGTCATATAGTGTTGCCAACCCTGTATCCGCTCAGTCTTTTAGTTTTTACACTCTGTCTGGTTACACGCCGGATACCTATAATTTTTCTGGAAGTCCGAGCTACGTTTTTCGTAACCCAGCTACCGATGCTCTGCCGTTCGGCTCTTACCCTGGCATTGGAACCTATTACACATGATCAGTAAATGGCGCCAAGCAGCGTTGAAACACGCAAAGGCTGATGATCCGCGTGAAGCCTGCGGACTGGTTGTGATCATCAAAGGCCGCAAGCGTTATTGGCCATGCCGCAATCTCTCGCAAGGCACTGATCAGTTCATCCTCAACCCAGACGACTGGGCCGCTGCTGAAGATGCCGGCGAAGTAGTCGCCGTGGTTCATAGTCACCCTGCAACACCACCGCAACCGAGCCAGCCTGATCGCGTTGCATGTGAGCACAGCGGCCTGCCATGGCACATTGTTAATCCCAAGCTGGAGACATGGGGCGAGTGCAAGCCATCAGGATTCAAGGCTCCGTTGATTGGCCGCGAGTGGACTTGGGGTATTACCGACTGCTGGGCCCTGGTTCGTGATTGGTATGGCGAGCACGGTCTTCGACTGCCGGACTGGAAGCGTCCATTGACGCCAGAAGAATTTGAGGCTGCACCATTTTTTGATGACTGCTGGATCGAAGCTGGTTTCCGTGAACTGGGCGAAGACGAGTCGCTGGAAATCGGGGACGCACTGCTGATGAACATGCAAGGCATCGGCCTGAATCATATTGGCGTTTACGTCGGCGATCAGATGGTGTTGCACCACGTCCGGTATCGACTAAGCAGCCGTGACCTATTTGGCGGCTGGCTGCAAAAGTGCGTTGGGCGCCGTTTGCGCCATGATGGGTTGGAGCTGAGGTAAGTCATGCTGCGCGAGATCAAAGTCTACGGACAGCTTGCAAAATTCCTGAAGCGGCGTGTGTTTAAGGCCGACGTAGCCAGCGCCGCCGAGGCCGTCCGTTTTCTTGTGACCAACTTTCCGCAGCTCGAAAAGCACATGGCGGATCAGCACTATCGCGTCAGTGTTGGCAGCGACGACATCACGTTGGATGAGCTGCACAATCCAGCGGGACAGCAACCGATCAAGATTGTGCCGGTGATGGCGGGTGCGGGTAGCGCCGCTGGAAGAATTATTTTGGGTGTAGCGCTAATTGCTTTATCTTTCGGTGTTGCCAGTCTTGCCGCTGGCGCTGCTTTAGCTGGAAATTTGAGCGGGTTTGGGCTACAAGCTATTGCATTTGCTACACAAGCCGGTGTGTATATAGGCGGCGCTTTAGTGCTTGGTGGCGTTGCTCAATTACTCACGCCAGTCCCAAGAATCAGCAACGCTGATCAAGACCCACGCAAGTCGTTTTCATTTAGCGGCATCCAGCAAACCAGCCGCCAAGGCCTACCTGTGCCGGTAGTCTACGGTGAAACGCTGGTCGGCTCTATCGTGATCAGCGCCGAAATCGATACTGTGCAGGTAACCGGCTGATGGATGACCTCATTCGTGGCGCATCAGGTGGCACTGGCAAAGGCGGCGGCGGATCAGGCAGCAGCCCGACAGAAGCAGCTGACAATCTTAATTCAACGCAATACGCACAGGTTCTCGATTTGCTGAGTGAAGGCGAAATCGAAGGCCTTAAAAATGGCAACAAATCAATCTTTATCAACAATACACCACTGGAAAATCCTGATGGTTCGTATAACTTTAAAAACGTAACTATCCTGACGCGCAAGGGTACGCAAATCCAATCGCATATCCCTGGCACGTCTAACATCCGAGACGAAAAGCCCGTTGGCGTAACAGTTGAACAGGCCATACCGATTATCCGCACTATTACAGACAGCAACGTTGATGCAGTGCGTGTCACGATTACGGTGCCGCAACTGCAGTTAATTCAAGATGACGGCAGTATTGTTGGTTCTTCTATCCAACTGCAGATTGCCGTTCAATACGATGGCGGTGGTTACACAACGGTCATTGATGACACCATCAGTGGCCGCACAGGAGACGCTTACCAGCGTGATTACTTGGTAAATCTAAGTGGCGCATTTCCTGTTGATATTAAAGTCACTCGCGTTACAGCAGACAGCGCATCGGCCAAGCTGAGCGACGCATTTAATTGGACTAGCTACACCGAAATTATTTATGCCAAATTGCGCTACCCAAACAGCGCACTCGTGTATTTGCGTATTGACGCCGAGCAGTTCAGTTCCATTCCCCAGCGCAGTTATCTCATTCGTGGCATCAAAGTTAAAGTGCCGAGTAATGCCACTGTTGACAGCACCACTGGTCGATTGATTTACAACGGCGTGTGGGATGGCACCTTTGGTGCTGCTGTTTGGACTACCGATCCAGCTTGGTGCTTGTGGGATCTACTCACGTCCAAGCGTTACGGATTGGGTGATCACATTGCCGCCGCACAGCTCGACAAGTGGGCGTTCTATGCAGCATCCCAGTATTCATCGGCACTGGTGCCCGATGGCTTCGGCGGTTTTGAGCCACGGTTCTCAATGAACTGCAACATCCAAACCGCTGAGGAGGCATACAAGCTCATCAACGATTTGTGCTCCGTGTTCCGCGTCATGCCCTACTGGAGCACTGGCGCGTTGACTGTCAGCCAAGACAAACCAGCCGACAGCAGCTACCTGTTCACGCTTGCCAACGTTTCCGAGGAAGGCTTTACCTATCAAAGCAGCAGTCTGAAAAACCGGCCCACGGTGGCAGTGGTGTCTTACCTGGATCTTGAGGCCCGTGATATTGCCTATGAGGCAGTCGAAAATCAAGCGTTGATCGCAAAATACGGCGTTGTGACAACGCAAGTCAGCGCGTTTGCCTGCACCTCTCGCGGTCAGGCTAAACGGCTAGGTGAATGGTTGCTTTATTCCGAATGGGAAGAATCCGAAACAGTCACCTTTGTTTCATCCATTGACGCTGGCGTTGTTGTCCGTCCTGGCCAGGTCATTGAAATTAGCGATCCGGTACGTGCTGGCTCTCGCCGTGGTGGGCGCATCAAATCAGCCACGACAACAGCCATCACGGTGGATGACGCCACAGGCTTGACCCTTTTCAACAACCCCCTGCTCTCGGTGATTCTCCCTGACGGCACCGTGGAGACCAAATCTGTAAGCAGCATTTCCAGCGGTGTAATCACCGTATCTTCAGCGTTTAGCAGTGCGCCGAATTCCAACAGTATTTGGATTTATCAAACCAACGATCTTCAAACATCAACCTGGCGCGTATTAGGCGTTCAAGAACAAGATGACTGCAAATATGCGGTTACAGCGCTTTCTTACAATGCCAGCAAGTACGCATACATTGAACAAGATCAAAGGCTGCTAAATCGTGACATCACAAATCTAAACAGACTCCCAGCTGCACCTACAAACCTTTCCGCAAAAGAAGAGATATACGAACTCAACGGTCGCGCTGCTTCAAAAATTCTTGTTAGCTGGCGACCTGTAAATGGCATCAATCAATATCGCATCCGCTGGCGCCCTCAAAATGGCAACTGGACCGTAAATACACAAGCACGCCCAGATTTTGAAATTTTTGATACAACAATCGGCACTTATTATATCGAAGTGTACTCGTTAAATGCAAGCCTCAAGCCTTCAAGAAGCCCAGCTTTATTAACGTTCCAAGCCGTAGGTAAGACTGCTTTACCGGCGACGCCAGCTAACCTCAATCTGATTGCCATCGACCAGGCAAGCGCCATCCTTAATTGGGATCGTTCAACTGAACTTGATGTGCTGCTAGGCGGCAAAGTGCTTATCCGACACAGCACTAACATTGTTACTCCTGCTTGGGATCAAGCGCAAGATATTGTGTCTTCGGCATCAGGCGGACAAACGCAAAAGCAAGTGCCGTTACTTGAAGGTACATACCTTGTCAAATTTGAAGATGACGGCGGCAGGCGTAGCGCTGCAGCTGCGGCTATCGTTGTCGATTTGCCAACACCACAGCCACGTTTGCTGATTCAGTCTTACCGCGAGGATCAGGAAACTCCGCCGTTCTCAGGCAATTTTACCAATATGATCTATAGCTCGGAATTTGACGGGCTTATCCTTGCAACTGGGGATCCAATAGATGACTTTGCAACAGACAACAACTGGGACGGCTTGGGATTGATTGACGGATTAAGCAGCAACGCTGGCACAGGCGAATACGAGTTCGGCAGCACACTGGATCTTGGCGGCATATTTGATGTTAATATCCGTCGTTATTTTGTAACACGGCCATACATTGCATCTCAACTTTGGGATGATTTTTTTGATCTAATTGACACCTGGATTGATATTGATGGGCCAACAGCTGATCAGGTCAACGCAGCGCTGTACGTGCGTGCCACTGACAACGATCCCAACGCATCGCCGACTTGGGGCAGCTGGCGTGAGTTCAGCAATGCCATTCCGCGTGGCCGCGCATTTCAGTTCAAAACCATTGCTACCAGCACGGCCATCGACCAAAACATCGTTATCGACGAACTCGGTTGCGAGGTGGAACTACAGCAACGAACGACATCATCGGCCACGCTCACCAGCGGCACTGGGACATATACGGCAACGTTTGCCGAAAAGTTTTACCAAGCACCTAGCGTGGGCATCACCGCTTTTGACATGGCTACCGGCGACTACTTTGCCATCAGCAGCGTCACGCGCTCCGGCTTTGACGTGGTGTTCCGAAACAGCGCCGGCACTGCTGTCAGCAGACAATTCACCTACACTGCTATCGGCTACGGTCGGGAGATCACCTAATGGCACAGCACGATTACGTCATTGCCAACCAATCGGGGGCTGCGTTTCGCGCTGACCTGAACAACGGCCTTGCGGCCATCGTCACGCTGAACAGCGGTGCTACGGCTCCGAGCACCACTTACGCCTACATGCTCTGGGCGGA